ATCTCATCTCCAGTTTTGATGATGAACTCTTCAAGTTTGCCAATAAACTTTTCGGTAAATGTCTTGTCGAGCTCAAGTGGTGTGTGATCTGCTCCATCGCAGATGTTGTCAAAATAACCCCAGTAAGTATTGTAGCCATGTTTGGCAACCAGGGTTTCGTTGGTGCTAACTGCGTGAATCGCACCACAAGCTGGGCAATGTCCTTTATGTGTATGAGTTTCTCTCATTGCTGGCTACCGCCCCCTTTTTTCATTATTAAATTTACTATCCACATTTAAAGTATAACTAATTATGCACTAATAGCAACCCTTTTTTAATGTTTTTTTAATATTATTTACACAAAAAATAAATGTAAAAAAGACTATAAAAGGGTTGATATGAGTTGAAAACCTGCTAGACTGTAAATGTGGATATGAAAAACAAGAAAACAAAAATTGGATACGTCCCAGAAAAGAGCCTGAAAAGTGGCTCAAAAACTTGGTGCGTTCCTTATGCTCTGGCTACTGTCATGGGAGTTGACTATGAAGAGATGTACGATTTTTGTGCGGAAACCCTGCACAACGCTTTCGGAAGAAAGAGAGCAATAAAAGGACTTACCAAGGATGAGGCTGTCTTGATCGGGAAAGAGCTCGGTCTCGATATTAAATATGTGTCCACCATCTGGGGTCGTTTTACCTTGGGTCGCATTAAGGATTACATTGAAAGGGTCAAGGTCGATAAAGAAATAATTAACAGCCGAGTCGAGAATGGCGAGTACGAAGTTGTGAAAAACGAAAAAACAGAAGCTATTGGTTTCAAGACCGAAAATCATGGAAATGGATGGAGTGGCACAAGCACAAGATATATAGATCCAAAAATTGATCTCTTTGAAATACCAGAAGAACATTTCAATGCTCGTTTCTTCTTGGTCGAAGTCACCAACCATGAAATGGTTTATGATGCGGAGCTCGATTTGGTTATCGACAATTACAGCCTGGAATGGACAAAGCCAAAAGAGCACCGATGGAAAAGAACAATAATGAAGGCTGTCGCTCCAGTCATTGACGATACAGGAGTTGCGTTATGAAAACAGCAGAAGAACATAAGGCGACATTAAAAGAATATGGTCTGAAAGACACTGGCGATTGTTACGAAGCAGCAGCAAGACTGATGCTTGAGCTCAGTGCCAAGGGTGAAGACATGTCCAGTTACAAATTAGTTCATGGTGAAGTGACAGGACAAGGACCACTGGAAGGAACGAAGATCGGTCATGCTTGGGTTGAGAAAAAAGAAACATTTGATGTGTCAGAGATTGTTCCCAACGCTCATCCAATTGTTGTGGAAACAGTTTTGGATTTTTCCAATGGAGAAGAAAGCAATATTCCAAAAGGTCTATATTATGCTGTTGGCGAAATATACAGTGATGAATACGATGAAGAAAATCCATTCATCAGAAAATCCAACACCCACTTCTACACTTTAGAAGAAATGAAAAAGAAGATTAAAGAGTTCGGACACTGGGGCTGTTGGGACTTGGTAACAAAGACAGGATTATGAATAAAAAGAAAAACATACCATTTGATATTTCAAAAACTGGCGAAAGGATGATGGCGGAAAAGCCAATTTCTTTAGCCCCTGAACATGACAAAGATGTGGAGGCTCTCATGGACGAAAGAAAAAAAATGATGAACGAAGGAGTTTTGGCTCCAACAGGAACAAAAGATTATAGAGTAGACAAAGGCAGGATAGGTCTTGATGAGATTAATGATCTTCTTGACCAACACAAAGTAACTGAAGAAGTGCCAGGTTATTTTGTGAATACCGAATTAATTTCCAAGATTGTCAAGATGCATCCATTTATCGAGAGCAAAAGAGAACTGGCTCGGATTGCTAAATTAGGAAACTCAGACGCAACTGGAACCCCCCGTGGTTATCATGCGATTTTGTCAAACAGTTATAAAACGAGAGCAAAAAGATTGCCTGAAAAACAAATGATTTCTTTAGCCAAGGTGTTAAAAATTGAAAACTGGAAAATCCTGATAGATCAAGAAAAACAAAATGAGTTGGTTCTCAGGCAAGAAAAAGCCAAAAGTTATTTGGAAGAAATTGCTGATCTGGAAGCCGAGTTTGAAAATGAAATGGAAAAAGAAATAACTGAGCTTGAATAAAATGCTCTACTTTTTTCCGCCCTTATAACCAGAAGCATAAGCTGCCCTTCCTTGTCGTTGGGCAGCTTTTTTTGTTTTGTAAACCTTCCCTTTGCTACCCCACCTATAACCGCCTTTGACTTTTTTGACTGGCATTCAAATCTCCCAATAAAGTATGTTGCTTTATATTATAGTAGATAAATGCGTTTCAAATCAAAGAGAAGGCACAAGTATGGAGCTATTGCTACCACAGTGGATGGCATAAGGTTTGCATCAAAGAAGGAAGCACAGCGCTATAGTTTTTTAAAATCTCTGGAAAGAGCTGACCGATTAAGAGACCTGGAACTCCAGCCAAAGTTTCCATGTGTCGTCAATGGTAAAAAGATATGCACCTACATCGCAGACTTCAAATACACCGACGAAGATGGCAATGAAGTCATTGAAGATGTGAAGGGAGTAGAGACAGCCATATTCAGGCTGAAGAAAAAATTGGTGGAATCTTTATATCCAGTAGAGATAAAAGTGGTTAAATCTGTACGCCATTTTCAATAAAAGTAACTCCCTGTTTTTCCAAGGCATCCTGTATTTCAGACATGGTTCTATATAAAGGAGACCTTTTTTCGTTCTCTATGTAGGAAATTGTGGTGGCATTTATGCCCGAAAGATTTTGTAGTTTCTGAATTGAAATATTTAGTCCAGCTCGCGCCATTCTTATTTGCATCGGTGTAATCATTGTGATAGTCTTTCATTTAAATATCGTAAAGATAGCATAAAAAAGCAAAAGCAAACAAGCTAAAAGTGAAAAGTAAAAAAGATAATTCAAGCACTCTCAACGATCTTGACTGGCTCAGTACAGAAGATCTCGCAAATTTAAGCATAGAAGAATTAGCCTTATTGGATGCCAAGCTCAATGAGCTTAACAAAATAAACTCTGAACGCAGAGTTAAATTACAGACAGCAATAGATCACAAGTTTGGTGTCACCATGCAGGACATGCTGGTGGACAGTGGACGCGACACAGGACAGGTTTCCCTTTTTGATAATGAATATAAGATAACCAGAAGCGTCGGCAAGGAAGTTACTTGGGATCAGAATAAATTAATTGAAGCCCTTGACCAGATCCCTACACAAATTGCCAAGGATTTGGTGAAGGCAACCTTTCGTATCAATGAGAGAAAATATCTCTCTTGTTCAAACGAAATCAAAGAAAAACTTTTGGCATCGCGCACTGTGATGCCAAGAAAACCCACCTATAAAATAGAAAACAAAAAGGAAACATTATGAATGAACTTAGTATTATCTCAGTTGAAGAAAGACTGTCCGAAGATGTAGGATTAAAAATAGTAGTGGCTGGAGTGTCGGGAGTTGGTAAAACCAGCTTAGTCTGGACGTTGCCAGCAGATGAAACCCTGATGATGGACTTGGAAGCTGGAACCCTGTCAATTGAAGGCTGGGCTGGTGACATGATTAGACCTAAAACGTGGCAAGATGCTGAGGATTTTGCTTGTCTGCTTGGTGGTCCAAATCCGTCGCTAAAGAACAATATGCCCTACTCGGAAGCACATTATCAGGCTTTAAAGGAAAACTATAAGCTACTTGATCTGGAAAAATACAAAACAATTTTTGTTGACTCGATCACAATCGCAGCAAGATTGTGTTTTTCTTGGTGTCAGAACCAAGAAGAAAACATAAGCACTAGAAGCGGAAAGATTGATACCAGAGCTGTGTATGGAATGCATGGCAGGAAAATGATTGCTTGGCTTACCCAGTTGCAACATATAAGAAACAAGAATGTAATCTTTGTTGGTATTTTGGAAGAAAAAACCGATGACTTCAATCGCACAACCTATGGGTTGCAGATGGAAGGAGCCAAAACCAGCAGGGAATTACCTGGCATCGTTGATGAAATAATTACCATGGCAGTCATGGAAGATGGCAACAACGAGCCTTACCGAGCTTTTGTTTGTACCACATTGAATCCCTATGGCTATCCAGCCAAGGATCGTTCAGGCAGGTTACAGACGATTGAAGAACCCCATTTGGGGAGACTTATGCAAAAGATGGTTACGCAAAGAAGCACACCATTGAGCGAAAAAACCTTAAATCATAATTTACCAAAAGAGGAAAAAGAAAATGACTGAAATTAATTTGAATGATGCAGAAATCTCCACTGGAGATTACGAGCTTATCCCAGATGGCACGATAGCCAAAGTGTCCATGCTGGTTAAACCAGGAGGAGAAGGCGAAGGCGGTTGGCTTACACAAGCAGCGTCTGGAAACCTTTATCTTAATTGTGAATTTGTTGTTACCGAGGGCAAGTATGCCAGAAGAAAGTTTTGGCAGGTATTGGTTTTGGTAGGTGGCAAGAAAAACGAAAAGGGCGAATCAATGAGCGCCAACATCAGCAAGGCTACATTACGAGCCATTGTTGAGTCAGCCAAGGGAGTTGATCCCAAAGACACATCGGAAGACGCAAAAGCCAAAAGAGTTTTGCAGAGCTTTGATGATCTTAATGGTCTTGAGTTTACAGCGAAGATCAAGATAGAGAAAGGAACGGATGGCTATGCCGACAAGAACAATCTTGGTGGCGTTATCGCTTCCACTTCCAATCTTTATTTGGGTCAGGGATCAGTAACAGTGACAGCAACTGCTACAAAAACTGAAATCAAATCCAGCGAAGAGAAAAAAGAAGTAAATGTTCCAGACTGGGCTCGGTAACACTAAGAGAAGGGGAGAAATGTGTTACTCAGACCTTACCAAAAGGAAGCAGTAGAAAATGCGAAACGACACCTAGAGGAATATAAAAATACTCTAGTGGTCGCGCCAACAGGCTCTGGAAAAACCATAATGCTTTCATCGTTGATTGGGGAAACCCTTAATGGTGGAAGAGCGTTGGTTTTGCAACATAGAGATGAACTGGTTAATCAGAACATGGACAAGTTCCATGCGATAAACCCAAACCTTGATACCTCTGTCGTCAACTCAAAAATCAAGGACTGGGATTCTGCAATACAGTTTGCGATGGTGCAAACATTACAGCGTTCAAAGAACTTAGAAGCTATGGTGGCTCCAGATCTGTTGGTCGTTGATGAAGCTCATCACACGACAGCTCCCACTTACCGAAAGATAATATCCCGCGCAAAACATCTGAACCCAGATGTCAGGGTTGCTGGCTTTACTGCAACACCGAATCGTGGAGACAAAAAAGGGCTCATTGATATTTTTAATAATGTTGCCCACCAGATAGACATTGCCCAGCTTATTGCCTTGGGTTTTTTAGTTAAGCCAAAAACATTTGTCATTGATCTTGGGGTCAATGATGAGTTGCAAGGAGTAAGAAAAACAGCTCTCGACTATGACATGAATGAGGTTGAAAGAATTATGAACAAGCGTGTCATCAACAAAAGAGTGGTTGAAGAATGGAAAAAGAAAGCTGGAGACAGAACCACCTTGGTCTTTTGCTCAACCATAAGACACGCGGAAGAAGTCTTGCATGAGTTTAAGGAACAGGGAATATTGGCAGACATGGTAACAAGCGAAACTCCCAGCAAGAAAAGGGAAGCGTTATTGTTAGCCCTTGAGAGAGGAGAGATAAGGGTGTTGGTCAATGTTGCGGTGCTGACCGAAGGTTTTGATTGTCCACCAGTCAGTTGCGTTATCCTATTGAGACCCTGCTCCTACAAATCAACCATGGTACAGATGATTGGTCGTGGCTTAAGGATTATTGATCCAGAAGAATATCCAGACATTATAAAAACAGATTGTGTTGTCATGGACTTTGGCATCTCGGTGTTACTCCACGGAACCTTGGAAGATACGCCTGACCTGATGGGAAAGCTGGCTACCGAAGGCGAAGCACCGACAAAAGACTGTCCAGACTGTGATGCAATTGTGCCTGCTGCCTGTAGGGTGTGCCCAATCTGTGGTTTTGAATTTGCCACCATCAACAAGCATGGAGAGCTCGTCAAGTTTATCCTGACCGAAGTTGACCTGTTTGAAAAGTCTCCATTCAGGTGGGTTGATTTATTTGGCACAGGTAAAGCGCTGATGGCATCTGGCTTTGATGCTTGGGTTGGTGTATTTAGCTCTGGTAAACATTACGCAGCAATCGGTAGGAAGGGCAGGAACAAACCAAGAGTTTTGGCAATTGGCGAGAAGATCAATGCGTTGGCTGTTGCCGATGATTTTTTGAGAGCCAACGAGAACAACAGCAGTGTCAGGAAATCAAAACAATGGCTGAACGATACATCAACAGCAAAACAAAGGGATCATCTAAGGAATTACAACTACAACATAGGTGAGTTTAATTTTGGGTTTACCAAGTACGATGCAATGTGCCACCTGAACTTTGTCTGGAACCGACCAGCTATTGAAAAGATTATCGGAGTCAGGTGATGGTGCAATACCAATGGAAAAAAACAACCTTGCAGGAAGAGTTTGATAGTTTTATGAGAGATGCTCTGCGTGGCAAGTTGCCCAAACAACACAAGAAAAAAGAAACAAGAAAAAAAAATTTAACGATTGACTCAATATTAACAAATTTGGTTTCTGATCTTGTCCCCGAAAATGATGTAGCTCTTCTGCTATCTGGTGGGGTTGATAGCATGAGCGTCGGGTTTTCAGCACATAGGCTTGGCAAAAAGATCACTGCCTATACATTCAAAACAGACAAACACGATTCCTATGACTATAACAAAGCCAAAGAAGTTGCAGACAAAATGAACTGGGATTTTGTTGGAGTTGTTATTCCTACAGAAAACTTAAAGGAAGACTTTTTTAAATTGTTGAATGAACATAATTGTATAAAAAAAACACACTTTGAATGTCTCTATCCATTTTTATATGTATATCCTAGAATAAAAGAACAATATGTGTTGTCTGGTTGGGCTGCTGATGGATATTATGGTTTGTCAAAAAAAGCGATGATAAATTATAGACACTCTTTGGAGCTCTTGAACCAATTTAGAGATGATTATTTTAAGCCTGAGAATAGAGCTGGTTATTGTTGGCATGAAAGATTAGCCAAAAAACACAATAAAGTTTTTTGTTCTCCATATCTTTCTAACGAAATAAAAGAATTTTTTTACAGCAAAGACTGGCAAACAATCAACAAGCCACAACAAAAGATACATGTAAGAACTTCCTTTGGTAAGTTTAAATTATTTGGAGATATTAAAAACCACTTAAACTTACAAATTGATTCACAGATCAATAAAGTATTCGAGGCTTTAATTAGTGATGAAGAAATAAATTTCAAGAACAGAACCAGAATTATGGATATATGCAAAGACTGGATTAAGAGAAAGAATGACGATCAATTACTTATCAATATGTAGCGGGATAGAGTCCGCTTCCGTAGCTTGGCATCCGCTTGGATGGAATTGCGTTGGCGTTTCTGAGATTCACCCCTTTCGTTCTGCTGTGTTAAATTATCATTATCCAGAGATTAAAAACTTTGGAGACTTTACGGAGATTACAAAAGATGACTTCAGAAAAGAAACCTACCCAGACCTCCTTGTGGGAGGAACTCCCTGTGCCAGCTTCTCCATCGCTGGACTTAGAAAAGGATTTGAAGACGATAGAGGAAACCTCGCCTTGGAGTTTATACTCTTGGCTAATAGGCTTAAAACTTCGTGGGTTCTCTGGGAAAATGTCCCCGGCTTATTGTCCTCAGACAAAGGAAGGGATTTTGGAAACTTCCTCGGAGCGTTGGCAGAATGCGGGTATGGGTTCGCCTACAGGATTCTTAACACTGAATTTGTCAGAACACAACGATTTCCAAGAGCACTCCCACAAAGACGAAGGCGTGTCTTCGTTGTCGGATGTCTTGGAAGCTGGAGAAGTCCCGCGAAGGTATTATTTGACGGAGAAACAATGTCGGGGAATTATCCGCCGAGCCGAAAAAAACGAGAGAACCCTGCCAGAAAACCTACTCATCGCACTGGAAGAAGCGATCAATACTTTCAAGACGCAACAGACAAAACAACCATAAGGCAAACAAGAAGCGACGGATATGTCGAAGATGACGTAGCTGGCACTATCGCTGCCAGAGATTACAAGTCTTCAACAGATTTGGTTGTGATGAGAGATAGCCAGACTGGTTCCAATGGGAAACCATGGAACGACGATGGTGTGTCTTGGTCGTTGACTGCTCACGACAGATACACAGTGATTGAAACAAGCACCCCAGATAAGAGTGCTCGTATTTACAAAGATGAAGTTTCCCCTACCTTGAACGCCATGACTGGCGGAAACAGACAGCCCATCATTCTTAAAGAACGTACCACAGCTCCGAGAAACAGCATCATCAGACGACTCACGCCAATTGAGTGTGAAAGGTTGCAAGGCTTTCCAGACAACTACACCCAAATACCCTACAGAGGCAAACCAAAGGAACAGGCTCCTATATCACAAAGATATGAAGCCTGTGGTCGAGCCATGTCAATCAACGTCATGGAATGGTTGGGAACAAGAATACAAATGGTACATGAAAGAAACAATGACAAAGCAATTTAACTTTTCAGAGATAGATGATTTTGAAAGACACATAGATCTTTCAGTCCCTAACTTCTCCACTCTGGATAACATTTTCGTAAATGTAGCCAAGGAATACGCACAGGAAGAATCATCTGTGGTTGATTTGGGGTGTTCGACTGGTAGATTCCTGTCAAAGATACCAAAGATAAGTGGCTGTCACTACATCGGCATTGATTCCATTGACATGAAAGGCAGGAGAAAGGATTTTGGTTTCGTAAAAGGTGATTGTGAAACAGAATTAAAAAACATCGACAACATATCGGTGGTATCGTCGATGTTTTTTTTACAGTTTTTAGGTGCTCGAAAGAGAGCAAGGATATTGAGTGAGATTGCAAAAAGGATTAATTCTGGAGCGATCTTCCTGATTGCAGAAAAGGTTTATCTTAACGATAGCAGGTTACAGCATTTAATCCACAAGCTACACATACAGGAAAAGAGAAAAAATTTTTCTGATGAAGAAATACTGGAAAAGGAATTGCAATTGTCCATATCCATGTTTTGCAAAAAAGAAGATGAGCTGAATGAAGAATTAGGAAAATTGGGAAGCATGACGAAAGTTTGGCAAAGCTATAATTTTTTAGGCTATGTAATAAATAAAAAAAATGATTGAACACAATACAATTTGCCCAGTGTGCTCAAGCCCAACCAAAGGCTTTTGCTTTGGACATAAAGAGTCGCTTGTTTTTTTTTGCTCAATGAAATGCCAGAAAGAATGGCGTGAACAATCAAATGATGGAGAAGATATGGATTATTTTAAAAAGAAAGAACAGGTAGCGATGGAAAAAACCATCAAGGATCTTGGTGAGCTTGTGGGATACATGGGAATGGATCGACCCATGAGTGATTACTCCAAGGAAGAAATACTGGATTTAATAGACAGGGTTATACACTCATTCCAGAAGCACATGAAATTTGACCAAGGGGAGGTTCCGTTTTGATGAACTGCTGGCACTGTAATACAAAACTTATCTGGGGTGGCGACCATGATGTGGAAGACAGCGACACTTATATTATGGAAACAAACCTGTCGTGCCCAGAGTGTGAATCTTTTGTGTTGGTTTATCTGCCTAAAACAATAAATAAAGAGGAAGAAAATGGCAATTGATTTGAATCATTCTTATGCATCTGGTGATGTCTCGGACATCATCAACAAAAAAATAGACTTGGCACTCACTAAGAAAAACAGAGAAACACCGCCAAGGAATTATCTTGGAGCATCCATCTTGGGCAACCCATGTTCAAGACAGATCCAGTGGAATTACGAGCAGGTGGAAAAAGATGAAGGCAAAGGATTTTCTGGGCAGACACTGCGGATATTTGAAGCGGGACATTCATTTGAAGACATGGCGATTGGCTGGATCAGGGAAGCTGGCATTGATCTCAAGACAGAGAAGGAAGATGGATCCCAGTTTGGTTTCTCGGTAGCGCAAGGAAAGATCGCTGGACACATCGATGGAGTTATCTTGGATGGTCCGAGCAAGTGGCAGTACCCAATGCTCTGGGAATGCAAAAGCGCGAACCAGAAAAAGTTTAATGAGTTCAGGAACAATGGGTTGGAGAGTACCAACCAGACTTATGCAGCACAGGTTGCGATCTATCAAGCCTACATGAAGCTGGAAAACCCAGCGTTATTTACTGTGGTAAACAAAAATACTTGCGAGCTCTACCATGAAGTAATACCATTTAATAATGAACTCGCTCAAAGAATTAGTGACAAAGCCGCCAATATCTTATCAGCAGTTCAGTCAAGCACCCTAATGCCCAGAGTTGCAAACAACAGCGACTATTATTTTTGTCGCTGGTGTGATTTTTACGAAAGATGTTGGAATGAAGAAGGATAAAAAAACTAAATTATACGACCTAAATGATGCCAGACCACAAGGACACTATGCGTCTGGGCAACTAACCAGCGAAGACTATATCCGAAGACTAAAGGATGACATGAATGCACAGGCATTCGGGGTGTTGTCCTATCTGTTTCCCAATGGCAAAAAGGAAGGCTCTGAATTTGTCGTTGGTGGGTTGCATGGAAAGGCTGGCAGGTCACTGAAAATATCAATGGCTGAAGGCAAGATCGGGGTTGGTGAAGACTTTGCTACTGGCGAAAAGTTTGGCGACCTGATAGATGTCTGGCAGAAACAAAGAAACATGGACTTTAGGGATACCTGTGAAGAAGTAGAACGCTTTTTGGGTCGTCCATTCAGGGAGAAATCTGCTACTAAAAACCCCAACAGCAATAAAAGCAGGTCTCTCCCGCCACCCGCAGCCCAGTATCAGTACACTGATGAAAAAGGCATTGTGCTCGGTGTTGTTTATCGTTACGAGCTTCCAGATGGCACGAAAGAGTTTAGACCTTGGGATGCCAAGGCTGGAAAGAACAGAATGCCGATACCCAGACCCTTATATAACTTGGTTGCTGTCAGTGGCTCGGAAAACGTGGTGTTGGTTGAAGGCGAGAAATGTGTGGATGCATTGCAGGCAAGAGGCATTGTCGCAACCACCGCAATGGGTGGCTCCAAAGCTCCGCTTGAGAAAACGGACTGGTCGCCACTGTTGGACAAATCGATTATCGTTTGGAGTGATAATGATGCCCCTGGTGTCATGTATGGGTCAAAAGCAGGTGCTTATCTCAGGGAGATTGGTGTTGAGAATGTGCAGGTAATAAAAATACCAAGCGGAAAGCCCGAAGGCTGGGATGCTGCTGATGCGGTAACGGAAGGAATAGAGCTGGAGATATTAAGCCAGACAGAGCCCGCACAGTTGCCGAAAGGTGAGCTATCTTTCAGGATACAGGACTGGCAGGCTAATATTTACCAAGGCAAAGCTCCCGAACAGGAATTTTTAGTGGAAGGGACGTTTCCCTTGTCCACATCAATCATCCTTGCTGGTATGGGAGACTCTGGCAAGGGAATGGTTACGCTGGATCTGGCGGTAAAGGTCGCTACAGGATCCAACAACAAAGTTGAAGAAGCTCTAGGCGGGGCTGTTCTATCTAATGGCAACGCTGTAATTTTTACAGCCGAAGACGATAAGGACGAAATTCATCGTCGATTGGAGAAGATCGACAAGGAAAACCGCAGAAAAAACTCCAAGCATGGGTTATTCATTATCCCCTTACCCAATGCAGGCGGTCCATTTGCGATAGTTCAAGATAGTAGGGATGGTCCCGCTGCTACTCCAGAATGGCATGTAATAAGAAAACAACTAAACTCAATCCACAATGTAAAGCTGGTGGTTTTTGATCCACTGGCATCTTTTGTCCATGCCGACATCAATGCCGATCCAGCAGCAGGTGCATTTGCCACTGGCATGTTGGCATCGCTGGCTACCGAGCTCAATGCTACTGTCATTGTCTGCCATCACATGGCAAAAGGCAGTGCAAGGGATGGCATCAAGACCCCAGAGCAAGCCCGACATGCAATAAGAGGAACCACTGCGATTGTGGATGGAATGCGTGGCGCTTTTGCCTTTTGGCAACTGGATGAAACTGATGGCAGGAAGATATGCAAGAAGCTGAAGATGAATTATGAACGTAACATTGCTTACGCTGGGGCTGTGGTCAAGTCGAATGGTCCAACAGATCGTGGGGTCAGGATCTTTATCAGGAACAAGGAAACAGGGCTGTTGGAATACAGGAACAGAGATCTTATCGAAGTTACCACACCGACTGCCATGTTGCTTGAGAAGATGACCCACACCATAGCAGCGAGAGCTGTGGGAGGCTATCCATACACATCAACTGGCATGAATGGCGTGTGGGAACTCAGGCACACCTTCAGCACCGAGTTTCACACGTTGCCCAAGAACTCCATAAGGGATTT